CAAGATAGGGCTGACTTTTACGCAGTTCGTGATATATACCGCAACCGAAGGCTGCGGGATGCAAACTTTGAATTGTATCGATTGATGCAGACGAATGATGCCCGTTGGCAGGAGATGGTAGATGAGCAGTACAGATGAGGAACCCAAGGTCGCCTTCGACGAGAGCGGCTTCAGTTTTAAGATTGGTAAACTGAGCAGTGGTAAAATTGCCATTATCTTTGCTGCCCTATCAACTATCATTGGTGGTCTGTGGGCTGGCTTTCAGGTGTATCAGCAGTTCCTGACCATGAAGGAAGTCACAGCGGCTTATGTGCCGCCCGACCTGTCTGACATCGAGAGCCGCATTTCGGTGCTGGATGAGCGCGTCACGAGCGTCGAGCGTCTGACCAAGATTAACAGCGAAGCCCTGAATTACATGACTGGCAGCATTTCCAGCAGCGTGAGCGGCACACGCCAGACGGTTGACGCCGTATCGAGCAGCGTGCGCAATAGCGATGCGCAGAATATGGCCATGCAGCGCGCCGTCATAGAACAACTGCGCCAGCAGGATCAGGAACAACAGCGCCGCATCAAGGAACTTGAAGCCCAAACCGCTGAACAAATTAAAAAGACGCTGGCGAACCCGCTGGCCGGAAAGGACTGATGATGGAAGATAAACTAATGGATGCGCGCATCAAGGCGCTCCTCATGGCTGCTCGTACGATGGCATTTGTTATCTGCACGATTACCATTGCCATGATTGCTGGCCTGTTCGTATCGAACGAAATCATCGACAACAAGGACGTGTTTGGCTTGCTGTCATACGTCATGACCTCGGTTGTTGGCGCTGTGGCTGGCTCCTACGCCACGCTGATGGGCATGAAGGGCGAGCTGGTTCCACCACCGCCAGAAGACCGCAACGACCCTGAGCCAGAAGAGCCTGCGCCAGCACCGTTGCCGCCGCTCGACCTGACGCCAGACATGGCACCGAAAACATACGACGATCCGCAGGCCACCGTCTTTATCGACGAGCCTGAAGACGATGATGATGACGATATGGAGCCTTGGGAGAAGTATCGCGGTGACCTGCGCTATGACGCCAACGGTGACGGCGTAGTTGACGAAAATGACTTTCCTGATTGGCGGAGTGCTGGACAATGAGCCTTGCAAAACTACAAGAGAAAATCGGCGTAACGGCTGACGGGGCGTTCGGCCCCGGCACGCTCAAGGCCGCCGCAGCGCATTACAAGCTGAACAAGGTTCGTGCCGCCCACTTCTTCGCGCAGTGCGCGCACGAGAGCGGCAACTGGAAGGCGACCAGCGAGAACCTGAACTACGGCGCAAAGGGCTTGCGCGGCATCTTTGGGAAGTACTTCCCGACTGATGCACTCGCCAAGGCTTACGAGCGCCAGCCAATGAAAATTGCCAACAAAGTCTATGCGAACCGCATGGGTAACGGCCCTGAGAGCAGCGGCGACGGGTGGAAATTCCGTGGGCGCGGCTTCCTCCAACTCACCGGGCATGACAACTACAAGGCGCTGTCGCAGTACATCGACCGGCCAGACATCATGGACAACCCTGATTTGGTCGCGGGTGAACTGGCAATCGAAAGTGCGCTGTGGTTCTTTGACCGTAATAAGTTGTGGGGCATCTGCGATCAGGGCATCAACGATGCTGCAATCCTCGCACTGACGAAGCGGATCAACGGGGGCACACACGGCCTCGATGACCGTAAACTGAAGACCAAGAAATACGCTACTTGGTTGTAAGGAGAACGATTATGCTTAATCTGAAGAAACTCATCCAGAAGGAAGCCGAGAAGGCAATCCTCAAGAAAGCTGTAGGCAAAATCCTGCCGATGGACGGCGAACCAAAGGCCCCCCTCGGCCCCAAGGCTAAGTTGGCTGGTGGTCTGGCGGCCCTCGGAGCATTTTTCGCCCTGCTTTCGCAGTTCCTCGCTGGGTAAACAATTCGACAGTCGCGGCGAAGGCTGTTATTATGCGCTAAATCTGATATAGGGGCACGTTATGGCCACTGCTATGACATTCACGACGTTGAAACAAGACGTGCAGCGTTACCTTGAGCGCGGCAACACGCTTGCGTCCGATCCGATTGTCTTTGAGCAAATTCCACGTTTAATCAACCTTGCCGAGCGCCGCATCGCCCGCGAGCTGAAGATTGAAGGCTTCATCAACGTCGTGACTGGCACGCTCTCTGCGGGCCAGTCTGTCTACCCAAAGCCTGATCGCTGGCGCGATACGGTGTCGATGAGCATCGGCACTGGCGCGACGTTGGACAACCGCAAGGTCTTGTTCGCCCGCGTCTACGAATATCTGCGGTCCTATTGGCCGAACGCGCTGGAAACGGACACGCCTCTGTTCTACAGCGACTATGACTACAGCCACTGGCTGCTTGCGCCGACACCGGACGCAGAATACCCATTCGAAATCCTGTATTACGAACTGCCGCCATTGCTCGACGAGAGCGTGCAGACGAACTGGATTACAGAATACGCCCCGCAGCTTCTGCTCTACGGCACGCTGGTTGAGGCAACGCCGTTCCTCAAGAACGACGAACGCATCCCAGTTTGGCAGAACATGTATGACCGCGCGGCGGCAATGTTGAACGGCGAAGACCTCGCCAAAATCCTAGACCGATCCGCCGTGCGCAAGGAGGCGTAATAATGTCCACGTCATTCACTCAAGTCTTCGGCGGTACGACGATTTACCCCTCAGACGTATCGTATCTCGCCCTCGCACTGACCAGCGACATCGTCCTTGAGTGGCCGCTTGAAGCCACCACCGGCAACAATGTCGTCGCACGTATCATCGACATCACGCCAACCGGCCCGTACACGATAGCACTACCTGACGCAATGTCAGTCGGCGTCGGCCAGACGATACTGTTCAACAACCTCGGCCCCGATACAATTACGATCGATAACGCCGTCGGTAACGCAATCCTGAGCATCGGCGCGGGCGAGCAGTGGCAGGCGTATCTCATCAGCAACACCACTGTCGGCGGTGTCTGGCGCACGTTCCGTTACGGCGCGGCTACCGCACAGGCTCAGGCCGCCGCGTTGGCTGGCGCTGGTCTGGTCGCGGACGGTTCGGAACTCGCGCAGAATTACGAGGTCATCGACTTCTCCATCACGCCCTACAGCCTGACCGCGCCTGACCGCGCAAGGGTCTTTGTCTGGGGCGGTGGCCTCGGCACGCTCAACTTGCCGACTGCCGTGGCCGCTGGCGACGGCTGGTTCGTGCAAGTCCGCAACGGCGGGCAGGGCGACTTGACTATCGATCCGGCGGGGACTGAGCTTATCAACGCGGCGTCCACGCTGCGCTTGCAGCCGGGCGACAGCGCCGTAGTCGTAAGCGACGGCGTGCAGTGGTACACCATCGGCCTCGGCCAGCAGGCGGTCTTCGCCTTCGATTATACGAGTATCGCTGTCACTGGCGGCACGTATACGCTTGCTGGTTCTGAGCTGAACCGCATCGCGTACAAGTTCACAGGCACACTGGCGTCTAACGCCAACATCGTTGTGCCCGCAACGGTGCAGCAATACTGGGTAAACAACGCCACGACTGGCGCGTTTACGCTCGGCGTCAAGACGGCCAGTGGCACAGCCACTTTGGTCGCTCAGGGTGCAACGGCCATTCTGTATTGCGACGGAACCGACATCATCTCGGCGACCACTTCGTCGGCCTTTGTCGGCACAGTCCCTATCAGCCAAGGCGGCACGGGCGCGGTCAACGCACCGTCGGCCCTTACCAACCTCGGCGGCACAGGCATCGGCACCTCCGTCTTCACGGCATCCACAACGGCTGCTGCCCGCTCTGCCATCGCGGCGGCAGCGTCTGGCGCGAATAGCGACATCACCTCAATCACGGGCCTCACAACGGCCCTGACCGTTGCGCAGGGCGGCACAGGCTCCACGACAGCCGCAGGCGCACGTTCTAACCTCAGCGCGGCCCAGTCGGGCAGCAACGCGGACATCACTGCACTGACTGCCTCTGGCGGTGTGCAGGTCGGCGCACCGACGGGTGGCGCGCAGGGTACGGGCACAATCAACGCAACGGGCCTCTTCATCAACGGCGTGGGCGTCGGTACGGGTTCAGGCTCGGTGACGAGCGTCGCGATGACTGTCCCGTCGTTCCTGTCGGTCACAGGCTCGCCAGTCACGACGTCAGGCACGCTGGCCGTGTCGCTGTCGGGCACTGCGCTTCCTGTCGCCAACGGCGGAACGGGACAGACGACATATACCGATGGGCAGTTGCTCATCGGCAACAGCACAGGCAACACGCTCACGAAGGCGACCCTGACGGCGGGATCGGGCATTAGCATCACGAACAGCGCGGGTGGTATCACTATCACCTCCACCGCTGGCGGCGGCACAGTCACCTCAGTGGCCGCATCGGGGGGCACGACTGGCCTCTCCTTCACCGGCTCACCAATCACAACTTCGGGCACACTGACACTCGGCGGTACGCTTGCAATCGCAAACGGCGGCACCGGCGCGACCAGTGCCTCTGGCGCACGTCTCAACCTCGGCGCGGCTGGCTCTGGCGCGAACTCTGACATCACATCGCTGTCGGGTCTCACCACCGCTCTGTCTATCGGCCAAGGCGGCACAGGCGCAACGTCCGCAGCGGCGGCCTTGTCGTCTCTCGGCGCTTACCCTGCATCGAACCCGTCAGGCTTTACGAGCAACACCGGCACTGTAACCAGCGTCAACGGCTCAGGGGGCACGACGGGCCTCACATTGTCTGGCGGCCCAATCACATCATCGGGAACGCTTACGCTCGGCGGTACGCTGGCGGTGGCCAACGGCGGTACAGGCGCTACCTCCGCTGCCGCTGCGCTTACCAGTCTTGGCGCATACCCTGCGTCCAACCCTAACGGCTACACGTCGAACACCGGAACGGTCACTTCGGTGGGCGGCACTGGTTCTGCCAATGGCCTGTCGCTCTCTGGCACGGTCACGAGTTCGGGCAACCTCACCCTTAGTGGTTCAGTCACTTCGGTAGCATCTGGTGCTACGATTGACGGCGTCACCATCGGCTATCGCAACATCCCACGCTCTACAACGAGTGGCACGGCTGTGGTGGGTGACGTTGGTAAAGTCATCGCGGTTTCTGCGGGCATCACAATCCCGAACAGTACGTTTGCTGCGGGTGACGCAATTTCTATCTATAACGATAGCGGCTCCTCCATCACAATTACGGCTGGCGTTTCAACCCTGCGTCTTGCGGGGACAACCACTACAGGCAACCGCACACTGGCCGCACGGGGCATGGCTACCGTCTGGTTTAACAGCGCAACCGAGGCTATTATATCCGGTGCGGGAGTGTCGTAATGAGCGGCATCCACATGGCGTTATTGGGGTCAGCCGCAGGCGCACTGATTACAATAACCGACCAGAATATTGTTAGCTATACGAGTGTTCCTGACGCCTCAGAAGCCGTATACAGTCTTGGCGGTCTTTCTGGGCAGGATGGAAAAGTTTACGAAGTTACCACGAATGGTGGCTATAACGAACTCGAACAGTGGTGTACGCCCACTTCAGAAGCAAGCAATTACGAGGCTTTTGTCACGGTCACAAGCGGTTCTTTGACTTCTGGTGTCACCGGATCATGGGTAGCACTCAACGTCACAAGGCAATGGTCCGTGGAGGAAACGGTCTCTGGCAACACCAATCTGTGCACCTTCACTGTCCAAATCCGGCGCGCGGGAACAACCACAGTGCTTGATAGCGCCACTATATCTCTTGAGGCGGGCGTATTCTAATGGCCGAACAAATCGTACAGATACGCTCCGCCCCCGGCATCAAGCGGGATGGGACGAAGTTCGAGGGCGACCAGTATGTTGACGGCCAGTGGGTCCGTTTCCAGCGTGGGCTGCCGCGTAAGATTGGCGGCTACCGCTCAATCAACAAGTTCCTGCGCGGCCTGCCGCGTGCGCTGCATGAGTATACGCAGGACTTGCTGACATATGTCCACGCCGGATCGGCTGACCGCCTTGAGCGTTTCTTCATCGACGCCACATATAACACGAGTGTTATAACTGACCGCACACCCTCGTCGGGCTTCACCGCAGACGACGGCAATATGTGGCAGTTCGCCACGGCGTACGACACGACGAACGGCAACCAGATTGTCGCGCAAGTCGCGCCGAACCTGAACTGCATCTGCAACAGCGACGGCGGCGCACTCTTTGTTGGCGACCTCCTCGGCACGAGTGTGTTGACGGAAGTTACCACGGTGCCTGCAAACTTCAGTGTCACTGGCGGCGTCGTCACGCTGCCGCCTTACACGTTCGCCTTCGGCAACGACGGCTACGCGGCGTGGTCCGTGCCGAACGATCCCGCCGACTTCACAAGCTCCGGTGCGGGCAACGCTTACATCACAGGCCAGAAAATCGTCAAAGGCATGCCACTGCGCGGCGGCCCCGGCAACAGCCCCTCTGGCTTGTTCTGGTCGGCAGACAGCCTCATTCGCGGCACTTACGTCGGCGGCACGGCGGTGTTCCAGTTCGACACCATCAGCACGCAGTCGTCAATCTTGGCAGCCAACAGCGTCATCGAGTATGACGGCATCTTCTACTGGATTGGCACCGACCGCTTCCTGATGTTCAACGGCGTCGTGCGTGAGGTCGAGAACAATCTAAACCTCAACTTCTTCTTCGACAATCTGAACTATGCGCAGCGGCAGAAGGTGTTCGCGTATAAGGTTCCGCGCTTCGGCGAGATATGGTGGTGCTTCCCGTTCGGCGACAGCATCGAACCGAACCACGCCGTTATTTACAACGTCCGCGAGAACACATGGTACGACACCGAACTGCCCAATGGCGGTCGCGGTGCGGGTCTCTTCCCCGCCGTATTCAGCAAGCCGCTCCTGTCCGGCGTTGCGCCGCAGGAGGCTGAGGCCGTTACGGCTGCGGTGGTCGCAGGCGGCACCGGCTACGCCGTGGGCAACACGCTTACCGTTGTGGGTGGTCTGGGCCAGCTCGACACCGAGTTGACGGTCACGACCATCGGTGGCAGCGGCGCTATTACTGGCGTCTCTATCAGCAACGCGGGGCAGTATGTCGAGATACCGACCAACCCAGTCAGCGTGACTGGCGGAGCGGGCAGTGCGGCCACGTTCAATCTGACGTTCGACAACCCGTACAAGTTCTGGGTTCACGAGGTCGGCACAGACGAGATTGACGGCCTGACGCTGAACCCAATCCAGTCTTACTTTGAGACCGCCGACCTGTCGCTGCCTGTCTCGTCACAGGTCAACAAGTCGCTTCAGGCCTTGATGATTGAGCCAGACTTCGTGCAGAGCGGCGACATGACTGTTCAGGTTATGGGCCGTGCGAACGCCCGTGCGCCTGAAGTGAACGGCATTGTGATGACGTTCGTTGAAGACCCGCAGACGCCGCAGGAGCAGGTCGTCTTCCTCAAGACACAGCGCCGCGAGCTGCGCTTCCGCTTCGAGAGCAACACCCTCGGCGGTAACTATCAAATGGGCCTTGTGCTTGCGCACGTCCAGCCGGGCGACGGGACGGTATTGGGATGATAGACCCTCGCGGCATGACTTGGCAAGACTGGGCCAGTTCGGTTATACTGTCGGTCAACGACGCGTGGTCATTCGGCACGCCTCCCGCAGAGGCCGAGTGGCAAGGCTGGGCTATAGGGCTACTGCGTGCCTCACCATTTACGCAGCAAATTATTCCCGACCCATACCAGTTCTCGGATTGGCGTGAGTGGGGAATGCGTGTATATCCGATGCTCGAAGGTACAAGCTCATGAACTACATCCCCGGCTTCAGCAACTATCTACAAACGGCCATACCGCGCTACGCCGTGGGCGGACGGGTGATGGGCGGCGAGCGTATGATGTACGACGGCGACCCGACACAGGGCGATGAGTATAGCATGAGCGGTGGTGAAGTTGTGGTTCCCGCCGTGCAGCCGATGGTGCAGCCGATGACGCAAGAGGCTGTTGCGCCTTACGACTTGAGCGGTTTGGACCTGAGCGGCCTAGACAGCCTGTACGGGATGAACTTCGGCTCGAACTTCGGCGGTGGCCCAATGGGTGGCGTCTACGAAGCCGACCCGAACCTACAGTACATCGCCGCGCCGCTATCTAACAAAGGCAACGCCACGTCGCAGACAGGCGGCAACACGTTTGCAGTGAGGGTTGACCAGCCGGTACGCCTCGTTGACCATCGCACTAATCAGGTTGTGTTCGAAGGCACTGGCTTCGACGCCGCACGCAAGGCGACAGAATTAGGTCAGGGTCTGACGGACCAGTTCGGTCGCAAGGCAAACTACAGCATCCAAACCGCCGACCCATCCGGTAACTACTCGACCGTTGCGTACGAGAAGAAGAACAAGAGCACGCTGGGCCAGATTGCCAACGTCGTTGGCACTGTGGCTCCTTTGGCGTTAGGCTTCGTGCCGGGCTTCGGCCAGCTTGGCCTTCTTGCGAAAGTGGGCGCTGCCGCTGGCGCAGGAGGTTTAGGCGCTGCGCTCAAGGGCGATAACATCCTTAAAGGCGCATTGCTCGGTGGCGCTACCGCAGGCATAGTAAGCGGCACAGGGCTTGATAAAGCATTGGGCGGCGCATTAGGCGGCCTTGGCAAAGGTGCGACGCAGGGCGCTGTACAAGGCGCAACACAAGCTGGCGGTCAAGCTGCGGGTAAAGCTGCGGGCGACATCGTTGTCACCGGCCTTTCAAAAGGGTTGCAAGCCGCAGGCGGCGCGCTCGGACAGGCTGCTTTATCCCAAGCAGGTAAAGCAGGTTTGAGCGAAATCACTGGGAACAAGACGCCCGCCGAGAAGTTTGCGCAGCAACAAACGCCAGTGGACGACACCATCGTTGTCAGTGGCGACAGGTTCGCGTCTGCATCGGGATCACCGTTTGCAGCCGCGTTCCCTATCCCCGTAAACGCAATGCTTTCAGGTGCGTTGAGCGCAGCAGAGCCTACGCCTGCGGAAAAGACAGCAGAAGACATCGAGGCCGAAAAGAACCCCATAGTCGTTGACGCCCCCACAAATCTG